TCAGTTCACGGCTGGTTGCGGCCACTGGGTTAAGGAATTATCCGTGTAATTTTGCTGTGACACGCCCCGAATCTGCCCTGTACTTAAGCGCTCTGGCTTAGTGAGTATGAAGAGGCCCCCTTTAAGCCGGATAATCATTCTCATCTGCTGGTTCGAAAAACGCATAGTAGATCCGGTATACCTCAATGAAAATATCGCGAATATCCCGTCCATCCACCATGAAGTGAGTGACATCGAGTGGATCGCCACATTTCATTAGCCCGGCTCTCGCGCCCTTGAGCTCAGTTGTTACATATTCTGGATTCCTTTTCAGGTCAGGCTTGTAGTGCTTCGTGTGATTACATAAAGAATTAACTATTTTGTATTCTTCCATCGCCCAAAGTTGGTCATCCAAATTCTTCGCCTGAATCGAAGCCTGCTCATCGCTATACTCTTCACGCACGATCCATTCCCTAAGATGGTTCATCGGGAAAAGAGTATCAATGAGCCCCTCTTCTGTCGGGTTGCGATAGAAGCTAACCCACTTATTTTGCAAATGCCGGAACATAGCCATTGCATCACCGGTATTGAATAAACCAGCCATCATTTCCCCCTCTCTTGGGTACTCATTTCATCATCTTCTTGTAGGTGTCAACAGCTTCTTGTGGGTTAAACCCCGTTGACTGAGCCTGAGTCGTGCCGCTGTTTTTACCTGTATGCTCTACGTTCAGCCGGCTGGTGTACATTCCGCCAACCTCTTTGGCGGCCTGCTCTAGAATATCGGCCGTCATGCCATAGTTCTTCATGCTTTCAGCGCTCACGGCCATGCGGTTGAGCACGCGGAGACGATAGGCTTTGTTGGCGATCGGAATGTCCGAGGTCTCTTTACGGAAACGCTCGCGGGTAGCGTTAAATATATCTATCCATTTTTGAGCCAACCCCTTACTGCTGACCTTTGTCGGATCGTGTGATTCGACCTGCTGACGTGTGATTTCAATACCAAATTTCTCCCTCACTGATTCCACGACCTGAGAAGGCGTTTCGTAGCACGCAATGGATTGAACAATAAATATTTTGCACTCAGCCTTTAATGTCGCCATATTTCCCATCCGTCCAGAACTGTCCAGAATTCTTACGACCACCAGCCAGCAAATCACTCATCTGGCAGGCAGACGCTTTGTAAGCCTTATCAGCTCCAGTCTGGCGCGAGCCAGGTCAGCCAGCAAGAGGTTCCGTATCCTGTTCTTTACCGGTGGGGAGAACTCATCTCCGCCTTCCAGTGGAAAGAATGCCCGCCGGCTACGTTCTCCATGTTTAACCGCGTTCGTGTTGCCATAGGGTGCGCCAGCGCCGGTACGCTTTCCACCCCATCCGGATCTTGATTGTTGGTCAGGTTTTTTCATTTAACGCCTCGAAGCGGCATAAACGGTACATTCCGATACAAATTATTGCGCATTGAACGCTGAAAACCTGTCATTTCTAAGTATTAAATCTGCGAATTTCGCACAAATATTGCGAATCATCACCAGTAAAAACCAGTGCTGGTGAGGGTTACAGGCCTATTTGCGCAGCGATTTTGCAAACTGCGCAATTCGCACTTTTTTTGCGCACTGCGTACCGCTTTTGAGTACCTGTCTGCGTACTTCCGTATGTACCCTGTTGGCGTCCTGTTAATGTATGATAAGGAATCTCCCACCATGAGACTGACCAGCCGTAAAAATATAATTCTCAGCTACTTCGAACCGGATAACCGGGAATGGGTTACAGGTGAGATTGGTGTGCCTCCGCTTGATGTGTCCGGCGTTGCATACCTGCTGTATGGAGCGGGCATCAACAATCACCGGTACTGACTCGAATCTATAAAATGTAAGCTGGAGGTAATGGTGGAGACGGGTTAATGGAAATGTATCGGAGTCTTGAGGCAAGGGGCATCATTCAGGGTAATGAGACGACGGCTGCTACGGAACAAAATATTTATTGACACTGAAGTGCGAAATAAACCCACACTAAAGTCATTAAAAATTTGTTTAGTTCCTTGGCGTATAAAGTAGACAAGTTGTGATTAGTCTGTGGGTTTGTTTTTAACTGTATGAACTAATTACATTAAATTTTTATACAGCCTGCTTCACTTTTAGTTAATCTAGGAATAAAATGACACTACTTCTTGCGTGTATTAAATAAAACCATAAAAGGAAATTTTGTCATGGATAAAAACCTTTTGAAGATTGGATGCGGAATTATTGGAAGTGAAATTATCACAACAAGAGAAAACGGCGATTGTAAAACAGTAGAGATAACAACCACAGGCTCAATGAATTCTCACAACATCCCCGCAGTGATTGTATTTTGCGAAGACAAACTGACCAAAGATATAATAACACATAGTTTACATGCAATAGGGGAGATATCACATTACTCATTCAAATTTATAATCAATGGTTCGTGGAAAAATATAATCACCTCACTTGCAGGTAGTTTGCTTTACGCTGATGAACTAAAAAAAACCGGGAATACGAAAGTAATATCAACTGTTGGCGTCATAGATGGAGATATTACTGAGACACAGATATCAACTGTTATATCAAAGTGCTATGAAGGTGATTTTTTACCGGATAACTTGAAAGATATAAGAGATAGCATCAAAGAACATCTAACGAGCTTTAGACTACCAGATTATATAATTAATAAAAAAAACACGACTGGAAGACCGGAGCTAAACATTAAGAAAATGCTGGAGGAAATCAATGAAGAAAGCATTGATAGTGTGCTAGGACAAAGAATAAAAGAATTAAACTTACACTTGAAAAAATCCAGTGATAATGAAAGTAAACAGATATTAAAAAATGAAATATATTTTCTAGAGAAAGAAGCTGAAGATACACTAGAAATCATCAAAATATCAAAAAACATTAGCAGTAAAAAATTCAAAACAAAAGAAAAAAATGGAACATACAAATTAAACTACCATTCTTATTTGAATAAACTAGCAAGTGAATTAAGTAGTCGGCATTTCGTTACTTATGGTACTGGCACCCCTCCCCCCTTACTTTTAATATATAGATTAGTAAATAAATACAACCAAAAAAGATGGCTTGAATACGTTGGCCCGGTTCTTGATTTTTTAACTCCAATAGCAAAAGAACAACGAGAACGGTTCTCACACAACACATACAACGATAAAATCATAAGCTAATTGGACTTATTCCACAGGAAAGCAGGGGCAGTCATGCGCTGGCGATGTCGGCCTCTGTAGGGTATATATGTAGCAATACGGGTACTGATAGGCAGGCGTTCCCGCCCATTAATCCCAAAGCCTGCCTTAGGGGTCATCTCCAGTATTATTACTTCAACAGGAGTACACAGTAAGTATTTGATTTATCGGAGACCGTCACTTTGGTCGTCATGCTTTCAGTGAACTCACCCTGATGTTGCTGGCGGATTTTTTAGTATATGGCACGTTTAAAAGTTATTGCGGTTCAATGATCATGGGGCTATCGGCGAGGTTCTGGCTTACGCCAGTGATATTCTGGTGCGATCATCCTCTGGCGGTGCCGCTCCTTTGCTGCGAGCGTACCGGCCACTCTACAACGTAGCTCCAGCATATCAACGGCGCTCAATGCGTACCCCTGCTTCGTGACTATCTCAGCAATTGCCGACTCAATGACATTAGATTTAAGCATGTTAGCCACCTGTTTACGAAAAGGGAGAATTTCGCCAAAACGTTACTATTTGATCCTATCAGCGGGGCAGCATTTGAGAAATGCCTGAACACCAACATTTGTAAACATTCTGCTCGCAGAGTTACGGATCGCCAGCCGGGTAAACGTCTATACTTGTCGCTATTTGCCCCTGTTTGAGTATGGGGAAAACGTCGCAATTTGTCGCATTCCGGCGCCAAGAAATGTAAAGATTCGCCCACCAGCAGGACCGGAAAAACGTTAACATTTGCATACATCAGCGGGGCTAAAGCCATGTCCATATCCATGTCTACTTACCCTCTTAAAGAAGGGGGCTATAGGCGCAGAAACAATTCACGTTTATGAAAAGCGAATTCATATTTAGCAACACGAAACCGGGAGAGCCCTGGGCGAACGCCGACGCGATCCGTAAAAAAGCATGGGTGCCGCCCCTGAAAAAAGCTGGCGTGCGCTACCGTAACCCGTACCAGACGCGGCACACATTCGCCACCAAGCATATTAGCCAGGGCGTTAACCTCTTCTGGCTTGCCGGGCAGATGGGCCACAAAGGACCGGAAATGATATTCCGCAATTACTGTAAATACCTAGCTGAATATGACGGCAGTACCAGTGTAATGAGAAAAGGCTCATAAGAGCCTTTATCTTAATTCGTTATGCCAATTTTCCATTTCACTATACTTCCGAGATATCATTTGGAAGAACGTCTCTTGTTTAGCTGGAGGGTGGTAAAACTGGAAGGTTTCATGCAGAGCATGAACAACTTGCATACAAGCGCTCACGATTTCCTGAGACCTTATAGTGCGGAGTTCAGAGTCGAGTTGATAAGCAGTCTCACAGTCCAGAGTTGTTTTTTCCATTACTGTTGAGAGAAAATTGTCAGGAATAGATAGCCCACGGAGATCCAATACTTCTGCGAGCTTTGCGATCTGCTGTGCCTTAGCTAGGACGTTGAACAGATAGATTGAGGACTGATTTGTCTTAATCGCCCTTTCTTTGTTCTGCTGTCCTAGATCTAAGCAATGATCAATTGGTGATGATTTATTAAGCCAGAAATCAATAGAAAGATCAGAAATTTCAATCACTAACTTCGATACTGAATCGATTATGGACTTGGACTCTGACCGGGTAGCGAGCCTTTTCGAATTGTTATAAGCAACTCGCCATCCGAGAAGAGCGATGCAAAGACCTATAAGGGTTATGCACCACGAGTACTGTCCGATTTGGGCAAAGAGTGACTCAGATTTTTCTGCATGTTGTCCCATTTGAACAAAAATTATCTTTGGTGATGCTGTGATCAACTCTTACCCTTAAGCTCGTTCCGGCTGAGCCATATCGATAAATTTTTCTATTTGCTCTTTGTAAAACGGCACGTCACTCTTGATTACGAGCCGAGCTTTGATGTTGGCTTTTGGTAACCCTTCTTTTCGGATTAATCCTCCGAAAGCCTCTTCGAGGAAGGAAGAACCGACCCCCAAAGCTATGCCACGGAAGTCGACAATGACTTCCTTTTCTTCACCTTTCAGAGCTGGAACCAGAAAATCCCTGCGGAAACGTTCAGCACTGTTGGGACTGTCTGTGGTATAGCGTCCGAATGGTGTTCTGGAGAACTCCTTCGCAATGACGATGTTTCTCATAAAATCATCTCCTGGGAACCAGCGACCACTGTAGTAAAGTTCCTGGTATGTATTCAGTAAGTCTCTCACACCGAGGACAGCTGTCATTAGAATTATAGTTGTATTGAGCACGTCCAGTTAGGATTAGTAGTGTCTCATCATCTACACAACCAACGCCAATCGGCCGTTTGATATCTTCTGAACCGTTGCCTCGACCAGAGCCAACAAAACGAGATTCACCAACCAGCATAGCTCTTTCTACAGAAGATACTTCGTTTTGAGTGCTAAGACCATCATCATCAGGCATGAAACTCTTAAAAATCCCCAAGCCAAGGTCACATACAATGAAAACAACGCGGTTTTCTTCTGGATTGAACCAAGCACATTGCCACCAGCGCTTACCTTTCAATAGAAGCAAATCATCTTTGAAAGCATCATCTTCATACGCATGGTGAGAGACATTAAGCAAAGCCTCACTGATAGCTGTTAGCAACAAATCCAGCTGTTCATCATTTAAGACAGCTTTCCTTTGCAGCATGGTTACAGTTTCAACGATATGCTCAAAAGGTTCGACAGCAGACTGAAAAAAACGTTCCTCGTGGGTAAGAGCCTGAAGCTTTTCTTCAGTCCCGGCCAGCAATGCTCGCGAGAGCCCCGTACTTACGATCCAGCGGTGCCCCTCAGGATTCTTCTCCTTTTTTGGCCACTTGAAGCGTATTAAGTGGGGATCTCCTGTTAGCAACTGTGCTCGATTAACTACCGCAAAAAACAGCACCGATGCCGCTGCAGATGCAAATCTTACCTTGGATAAATCGATCTCAAGTTTACGACCATGCTTGACCCCCATCGTCTCGATGAAGTTGAGAAACTGAAGGGTACCAGGTCGGTATTCGTCAGAATAAATACATATTTCAGGAGGTGGGGCAAGCACCGTCATCCGTTACTTCCTTGAAATTAGGGGATCAAGATTTTACACATGTTTCTAAACATTAGACAGAAGCAAGACCCCACAAGGACATGAAAATGCACGTGAAATACACTTGAAGCCTGACAAAGTACGAGAGTTATTTATTTTCAATGAGTTAAATTAATTACGGACGCGAGTTTAGTCGAAACCGATAGCCACCAGCTCGGGCAGAAATGGCACTCAATCACGCCAGTTCAGGCAAGCCGGTTAGCTCGGCAGCGGCTATCTGGTTCTAACGAATCGTTATAACCACGCGTTATCAGCCTGCTGTGCGAGCACCTGCGATGCAGGTTTTCGAAAGAATCAGAGGGTTAGCCATTTATCGCGAATCGCGATAATCGACTCTATCAAAAGGTTACGATGTCCGTACGTTAAACGTACGCAGTTGACTGGCGCAAACTAACAGTTACCGCGCAATGCTGTAAGCCACTGGCAGGGACCCGCAAACCCCGTTTTAACCTTAACAATTCTTAACAATGAAAGCTGTGGTGCATCCCTGTCCTACCGCTGGTGGCCGACAATAACAGCCAGAGGAAAATCACTTACTGCCGTGCGGCTGGTATTGCTACCGCCAGGCTCTTCACCACCGTGCGTGAGTGCTGTCTGGGGTTGATATCGGAAACGAGAAGATAAATGTACGTAGCTGAAAATGCGCTCGGCTTAGTCGGTGACCTCGTGGACATGAACCGATTTCCGGGAAATCCGGATATTGCTATCACCGCGGATGGGGAAAGTATTTCTCTGTTTTTACGAACTCTGGTTCAACCCATTTAGGCCCCTTAACTACTTGACCATTCTCACCAGTCATCAAAATCCCGGCCTTATATAATCGGTCAAACGACTCGATTAATTCCGAATTTGTAATGTGTTCTGTTCGCCCCCTGATGATTAATGGGTCTAATCTGTGCAGCGGCATCTTGTACGCAAGCGCGGTTAGCAGGTCATCGATAGACTCATCACGAAGCATTGCCTTAAATCTTTCAAGTTCAATATCTGACATGTGAAATCAGGCTCCTGTTTATTCAACATAACGAACGCGTTAGTAATACTTACCTTATCCAAGTATCAATGAACCTTAATATTTTTCAAGAGCGAGCCTGACAGCAACAGTATCCGACCATAGCCACCATGCTAGCTCTCGCTGATTACCGGACTAAAAACATGGTGTTGTGATGGGTTTCCACCCCTGCTGTTGCGTTTCTGGCGGCAAATCGCCAGTGGGCATGGCGGAAACTTTTCAGCGGAAACCTCCCCCTCATCCTTTGCCCGCTTGTTTATCGCTGTATGCTCAACGTTTTGGCAATGGTTTTTTCCATTCGAACGTGGGAGACCTGATCTTCTGAATAAACCGCTCCCGGTTCACTGCACGGCTGACAATCATGCGTTCCAGTTCGCGGGCATCAAACGGTGATACCGTACCGCCGCCTACTCTGATACTGGCTGCGACAATTTCTGCAAGGTATTCAGGTTTCATCAACTTTCTCCCGATAAGGCTATTTGCTCTGGCTGGCGTAATGAAGACCGGCACACCGCCGACAGCACAGTGATTCATTGTGAATATACAGGGAGGCTTTACGTCCCCCGCAATCCGGACAAACATACCACCATCGGGCGCCACCATGTCGTGGGCTGGTGGTTGTAAGCGTTACCGAGATGCTATGACCGTGCGGCAGCACTACCACCAGCGTACCACCTGAAAGGCGTACGCTAATACCATCGACTGGTTGTAACGTTCTGTCCGTTTCGCTGGTTCCGAGCTCCGATAAGGTTGAAGCACCTATTCTGGCCACATCGCTGGTATATTCGCGCGTTCTCTTCCTGCCCGCCTTGCTGTCTCGCTGTTTCTGCAGCCATGCCCGATAGCCGTCGAGCTGACGTTTACGGCCCACCCTGGTCTTTGCCCCGGTACTTTTTCCGCCGTGCAGCTTACAGCGACCATTCCGGTATATTGCGGTCATTTTGCACGGCGTACCCGCGCGGGTTGTCGCGCCACAAGGAACAGCCCGTAAGTGTTCAGGGTACGGCAGCCAGTCATTACCCTGCTCACGAAGCTCGCGCCGCAAATGGCAAAAATCATCGAGCTCTTTACGCTGCGTCAGCAGTCTCTGCCTTAGCTCTTTATCCACAATCCCCCCTAAAAAATGAATAAATCTGTATACCTCACAGGGTAAGTCAGCCAGTGCAATTATCAGCTCTCCCTGCCAGTAACCGTATCAATTCGTATCATCTCAAGGGGTAGGGCATTCGGCGCAGTTTACAGCATTCACCGGCATTGGAAACACAGCTTACCATGGGGAAAATAGCCTAAATAAAAGGGATATAGCCCGACAAGAACCTTAAGAAGCTGAGCCTACTTGTCAGAAAATCGGGAAATGAATTTCCGAAATCATTAGGCAATATTAAGGGGTAAGGCTGACACTTTTCCCTAAATACCAGGCATTTCTAAGCATCGAGTTGACACTTTCGCGATGAGGTTAAATCGCATAAACCCAGTAACGGCAGTGCTTGCAGCAATATTCGCTGAGGAAACTGTAAAGCTATCGGTTTCGTTTTTGACGGTTTCTCGATAAAAGTGTCAACCTGCCGAGTTTCGTTTCTTCGGCTCCGGTTGACACTTTACAGTTATCACTTCTTCCAAAGAGACAGAGCCTTTATCCCTTCGGGGCTCCAATCGGCTATCTCATCAGGGTATTCGGAAGCGGTGTAGTAAAGCTCGCGCCTTAGCGTCAGCAGTAGTTGTGCTGCATTCTCCTTGAGCTCATAGCGCTGGAAGTAAAATTCCGCATCCTGTGTATCAAGGAAAATACCTCCCTCTTCGAGAAACTCAACATCATATCCCAACTCATCAGCCGCGGCAGAAACAGCTTCTATTAGGCCATCATCGTTATCTGGGGCAGGGAATTTATCATCCCCCGATTTTATTTCTTTCCAGCATTCTGACCAAGTTAGCTCCCGTGTTCGATGCGGCCAAAAAGAAGGTGCTGTAGTTTGAGTATCATTTTTGGGGGATGAGTGCTGTTGCTGCTGGCGTTCAGTCGCTTTTACATCGATTTTCGTGCCAGAGACCACGACTTCACCTTTCGCCACCCAGTCATATACCGTCTGGCGGCTTACCCCGCGATGACGCGCATACTCGGCTTTACTCATTAACATAGATATCTCCATAAGCCCGCTGGTGGCAAGCAATGCCAGCCAAAGGAAATCACTTACTGCGGTGCGCCGGTGCTGTCGTTGCCATGCTCAACCCCTCCGTGCGTGTGCGTCATCAGGCTCTTACCGCCTGCAGCCACGTCTTTGGTTACGGTAACAGGGCCCAGAATCGTTGCCGTGCCGCCGCTATCGCCCATTCCCTGCGACAGGTTGCCGTTGATCGTCACGTTGCCGTTAAGGATGATTTCAGGTGAGGTTATTTCCGTTCCGCTATCGGCGCTGGCTGTCAACTTACCCGGAGTTTTAACGGTGACGTCATGCCCTGCGGCCAGCTCAATGAATGCGGCGCCGTCATCGGTACGCAACTGCGCAGCCGTGGTGCTGATACCGCTGATTTTCTTCGCCTGCGACTGCGGGCCGGGAATAACAAACGCATCCGATAAATCATGACTGCGCCAGTCCACCAGCTCCTGTGTCCCGCCGTTCTGCCACCAGAAGTCGATACAGCGGTCGGAGAACACAACCAGGCATTCATCACCTTCAGCCAGCGGGAAGGTCAGCGTAACGCCGCCACCGCGAGGAAAGACCACTGGCAGGTCCACCAGCAGCGGGAAATCCATAGACTCCGTTTTGCCGATATCTTCGTACGGTACCGGCTTGCTCGATTTGCTGCAAAGCGACACAACGCAGGTCACCGTATCCGGGTCAAATGACAGGATTACGCTAGGTAATGCTGTCCTGGCGTTTGCGACAGATTTTTCCCTCACACGCTCCAGTGTTTCCTGAAGTTCAGCAGGTCTGATATTCGCCATCTTTTGCCCCTTAGCCCTGAACGCGCTTACAGTCGAAACTTCCGATAATGCGGGGCTCTTCCATAACCCGCCGAATCAGCTCGACATTAAGCCAGTGTTTTTTGCTTCCATCCGGATGCACGTACTCAAAACCGTACATGTTGCCGTCTCGTGCAGGCATAAGCGTCATTTCCACGACCGCCCCATTATTACCAGACTCGGTAATTTTTTGTGATGTCACAAACTCCCCGTTGATCCTTGCCATTGAGTTTTCAATCATCTCAAACCGAAAGTTTCCGCACTGCATGGTGATAGTCCTTGCGGCGTGGCTTACACCTGTACTCAAAATACCAATCAGCAATATTATTTTTTTCATTCTTGGCTCTGCTTATTCATAAATGAACTTGAGAATACATCCGCCGCGCCACGCGCTTCACAGGCCATGTCCATATACCACTCCTGCCCGCGGGTATCACCGCGATAAATAATAAAGCGCACCAGATAGACGCCATCCGTTGCGATGCTGGCCGGGTTCTGCCGTTGGGCCAGACCGGTCGTCACCTGATTGCCGTTGACGGTATCGACGGTAATCGATCCAGACTGTTTCACCTGCTCGCCTGATAGCTGGGCGCGGTAGATGGAGGTCTGATCCAGTTGAATAAGGCCATTCAGCCGGATGTTTGGGTTGATAAGGCATTTCACATTTACCCCGCCGCCGATCGTCTGCTGCGGCATGCCCACCAGCCCGGTGTCTGAATTCAGGACAACCGCCTTATGCATGGCCATATCAGCGGTGAGCATATCCACCCGGCCGTAAGCAAACTGCCAGCGGGCACCGCACTGATTCGCGACATTATCGAGGTACTGCTGAACGGTACCGTGCAACACGCGTCCGCGCGGGAAGACCGTAGACGGGAATTCCGGTACCGTGCCGCTGACAATGCCGTAGGGCTCAAGCGCACGCATCAGCTCGTTATACACGTCTTTCACGGTGTAACCTTTAGCCAGTGTCGTACTGATAAACGCCTTCGAAAACGCTTCCTGACCATCGCACGCCTGAACCTGCACCCAACTGTCGGTAACGTTATCTTTCCCGGTGACGGTAAAACGGATATCTCCGCTGAAAATTACCCCATAGTTGGCGCCGTTCGTCTGCCCGACCTGAGACGGATCCACCTCGTGAACCTTGCCTACTTCGCTGGCCGGAACAACTGGCGCAATGCCATCGTACCCGGCGATGATTTTCATTTTCGAGAACTCACGGCCCATAATGCGGTTTGCCGTCTTGCTGGCCACGTTATAAACGCGCACGGTCGCCACGCTGGGCCATTTGTTATCGTTCCATTCGATTTCGAACGTCGCTTTAAACTCACTGAGTACCAGGCCTTTACCTTCGTTATCGGTGAGCACTAGCTCGAAATGCCGCATCCAGTTCTTTGACATGGTTATTCCTCTGTCTCTGCGTAAAGATGGCTGTTAATGCCGAGATCAAACTGAGTTGGGTTTTCGCGGGCCGGGTCATCGCAGACCACATACAGCGAAAATCCCAGATTGAGGTAAGTGTATTGCGCCAGCAGATCAGCACCAGTGATAAGCGGGATGCCGCCGATTATCAGCGTACCAGCACTGTCCATCAGATCGAGGAACCAGCAGGCACCCCGCCATAACACACGCATCCGATATTCGGTGCCGTTCAGGGTAGCGCTGAAGCTCTGGCTGTCGGGGCTTAACGGAATTTCGGTCACACTCATTTAACACCTGCCAGTTTGCTGAGTTTATAGATTAATGATTCATTGACAGGAACTGGGTTTTTTACGCCCTTGTCCTGGACTGCCGAGGTATTAACGCCGAGCGCCATATCAGCCTTATCGGCTACTGTTATGCTCTGGGTCTGCGTGATAATGACCTCTCGAAGCGTCAGAACAGCACGCAGGACGTTTTCGCTGGTACGGTCAGTGGTGACCTCCAGACTACGGATCAGCATGTTGGTGTACAGCCGCTTGCCCGTAGTGACGTCGAACGGCTCCCGCGAGCGCTGCAGGTCGAGGATTTGCTGATAAACCTCTCTCGGGCTCAGCTTCACTTTAATGCCAAGGCTGGTGGTATCAAATAAATCCAGCAATGACCCGCCGCCGGCGAAACCCACCTCCATGACGACTTCGGACGGCCGGCGGTAGGCATGGTCTGTCATAACCCCCGTACCTGAGCTGGTGACCTTCTCGACGGGATGCTCGGTAATCTCCAGCACATCGCTGTGCTTTTCTGATACCACTACATCCGGCACGATAATCCCGATATTACGGCTATGCTGCTGGAACAACGTAGAAAGAATATCCATCAGTTGCCCCCTGCCAGATCCTGAGTTGCGCGATTGTTTATGGCATTCTGCTTTTCGACTACCAGATTTGCCGCCTCTCGCGGATTATTGACGCCGTGGATATGGATGTTCGTTTCCTGATTCAGCGTTGCCCCAGCTGCCTGATGAGCCAGTGGGCTATTCCAGTTCGAATAGCCCTCCTTGCGGGCCATAGACTGCATAAGCGCACCCATCGTATTTGGATCGGACAGGTTAAGCGCTGCTGTCGGCGATACGCCCATCCACCCGGCTACCTGCCTGGCATACTGCTGCGGGTCGTTATTGTCTCCCGCGGGTGCCCAGGTGCTGACGATATCCATGATGCTCTGCAGGCGGCGGCCGGTCGTCTTCCCTGTGAAGTAGCGCATCAGTTGGTTCTTCATCGCTTCCCAGCCGTGGATAGCTGACTGGAACATTCGGAAGCCCCCACCACCCACGGGACGGATATTGCCTGGATTGTTGTTTCTGTCGGCAACGGTACCACCGCCCGGAATGTCACCCTGAATATTGGGCCCATATACAACGCCGTTACTCTGACCTTGACGGATAATCTTTCCGGGGCCGAGTAACCAGTCCATCCATGCCGGGTGGTCACGAACTTCACTGACATCTTTCCGGCCAAGATCTGTTTTGATACCAATCGCAGCCAGCGCATCACCGATGTTTCGCTTCGTGTAATTCCAGGAAGATTTGGCGTTGTCAGAGATGTTGTCTTTATCGCTGACAATATACCCGGCATACAGAGCCCAGAGCTTCAGCCAAGGCGGTAACGGGAGGCCCATCAGTTTAGAATGAGCACCAATAATTTTCGCCACCCATGCACCAGCCATGAAGGTAGCAATTCCCTCCAGGGCATTTTTCCAGCCTCCGACATCGTCTTTCAGACCCAACAACTTGTCGCGAAGCCATAATATCGCCGCCTTGGCTTTCTCAATGGCAGGTTCCCACTGCTTCCAGTCAATAAGGCTTTTGCCGTGCTCCTTAAACGTCTTGTAATCGTCGTACAGCAGCAGAAGCGCACCAGCGAGCGCCAGCACCCAGGTAATCGGAGAAGCAAGCATGGCGGCGTTCAGCAGTCGCCAGACCACCAGCATACCGCCAAGCGTACCGATGAGTTTCTGAGAGTCTTCATCCAGCCCTTTCCACCAGTCCCGGATATCACCCGCGGTCTGTATCAGCCGATAGACCACCCGGCCGACGGCCTCCCCCATCCAGAGAATGCCTTTCACAACCGCGTTAATGGTGCGCTCTATTTTCGGGAAGTTATCGAGGATCTGGCGGCGAAGGTTATCAATGGCGCCAGCGAGACCACCCGCGAGGTTAGAGCCGATTTTATCCCGCGCCATACCCGCCATTTCGCCGAACGACCGGAGTGACGTCATAAACCGGTTAGATGCCGCCGCAGCCTGATCAGGATTAAACCCGATGGCCTTTTTCATGGCGTTGTACTGGCCCATGTACTCGCCGATGCCGCGACGCATCGCCAGCAGGGTATTTTCATCCATGCCCAGCATCTGCGCGTACTGGTTTGCACGGTAGTACGGCATGCTGCTGAGGCGCTGGCCGACGCCGGTAAAGATCGTCGCCATATCGCGCATGTTGCCGCTGGCGTCGCGTGTCTGCACGCCCAGACGGTTAAGGAAGCCCTCGGCGCCCGGACTGGTACGGATGAACTGAGCCAAACTTTCGAGAGAGCCGCGTGCGGCGTCCACACTGCCGCCCATCTGGCTGACGGCAAAGCCGATCTGCTTGATGCCCTGCACCGTCGCACCGGTTCGCTGAGAAGCCCAGTACAGGTTATCGAGGCTGCTGGCGACTTTTGCGGTAAACGCCACCACAGACGCAGCGGCCAGCTCTACTTTGGTACCGAGCTCGATTGCCTTGAGTGTCGCGCCGGTAACGATGGCATCAAACTTTCTGGCTCCGGCATCATCCACCTTGAAGCCCAGGCTGATTAAAAAGTCCTTCAAAGTTTCAGCATTCATGCTTTCGCTCCGTCAGACAGAGATTCCAGCGCTTTATCAATCAGCCCGCGGGCAATCTCGTGGATAGTTGGTGCGACGCCCACACTGGACGCCTTGCGGTGCTGTTCGCGAATTTCAGCCAGCGCCTTTATCTGCTCATGGCTGAGTAATACCGGTTTTACATTTACGTTTTGTCTGGACATATGCCACCCCCTGATATTTATACAGTCATTATAATTGCATAAAATGAAATGATCATTACTTATATTGCAAAACATGAAAGAGTAAATTCGATCGTTACCAGAAGGGAAATTGATTGGTTTATGAGCTAATGAAAGAAACTGTGCAGATTTGCACAGTTATTAGAGTGGTCAGGTATTGATAGCGGGGTCGGGGGTATTACCGGCTTTCTATCCCGGCAGGATGTGCAAAGCTTCCTGCACCACCCGCCAGAAATGAAGAGGGGCTACGCATAGTTGCCCCGAACTGCCAGGCAGCAAAGACCAGAAAACCAACCAGGGCAACAATGGACACATTCAGCACCCGGCGTTCAGCATTCAGTAAAACGACAATAGCAACCGACAGCAGGATCAGCGTCACGGGCCAGCAGGAAGCGAGCGCAATGTACGACATCAACAGGTAATCCATTATCAT